AATCATAGCACCCGAATAAGACAAAGATGCACCGCACTTTTTACATTCTTTCAGTTGTTTATCTTTAGGATTTTCGTATCCGCAATCATCACACTTCTTTGTTTTCAATCTAACACCTGTCTTACATTTCCAACTAGCATTGTTCATAAAGTAAATACTACCCATGTGGGAAGCATAGAAACAAGACTCAAAAGGAGCCACTAGCAATCTTTGTAAGGATATAATAGCCTCACTGCAATGGTTTTCCTCGTCTATCTTTCTTAGTAATTCTACATCTATGATAGTGTATTGTAAATAAGAATATTTATCTTCTAACCAAGCCCTTGAATAAAACTCATTAGGGTCAGTAAATTTAGTTTCAATATATTTACCTTCACCGAATAGTGTTTTAGAAACATAGTCCAAAGCAAGACTTGGTAGTGTTCCTCTTTGTGCATCATTCCATTGTCGCTCAAAAGCAACATCAAGATTTAAGTTAATCATACCTTTAACGGGTTGTGCAATAGGAGAATAGCCTCCACTTTTAGTAAACTTTAGACCGTCTAGACTTTCTTCTATTCCATCAATAACATTCATTGGAGAAATACTTCTAGGGTCAATTTCATTAGCAATACATCGTCCTAATAGTTTAGGTAGGTCAAACTTAAGACCAAACCAAGCAACCATCATATCGGGTTTTTCTTCCGAAAGAAAAGCAATAAACTTAGTTAGCATTTCCGCTTCGGAAGTACTGTAATCAAGAACGCTAGTATAACCATCTACTGATGGCTTAGTAACTTTAGCAAACGATTCTTTAGGATACCATACCCACACATGGAAGTTTTTAGAGAAGTTATCGTAAAGAGCAATAGCAGTAATCTTACCATCATGTACTCCGCCTTGCATCCATTCCATATCCCAATAATACTTCTTTAGGGTGTACGGTTTCATAACATCTAAAGAATCAACTGCGTAGCGATTAACTAATGAAACATCTGCTTCATATGTCATATCACCTAACTTGGGATGCTTAAATGGCTTCCTAGCACTATCTACATGAGATGGCTTCTCGTAGTAAACTCGCTTTAGTTTAGTACCATCAATAGAAAACCATTCGCCCTTTACATAGGAAAAGTCCCTTCTTAGCATACCTACACTATATTGAGCAGGTTCTCTGTAAGAATCCGGTACATAAAAATAAGGAGCAAAGTCTACTAGTTCTGTAGACAATTCTCCTTGTTGGTTTCTATTAGATGTGTATATTGTATTTTCATAATTAGCAATTATCATTTATATTCCTCGTATATTATTATTCAATGTGAGGTACTCGTACTAAGAATCTATTTTCGTTAGAAAGAAATAGTGGGAAGTCGTCTTTCATAAAGAGAAAGAAATCTTCATCAAAGAATTTATGGATTGGTGCAGAAAAGGCTACAGTAGAACCATCTCCTATTTGTGTTTCCAATTCTAGATTTTTAGCATAGTTCTTAGTAATGTTTCCCGAAGAAATAGTTAGTTGGTTTTCTTTGTGATTCAAAAGGTAAATTCCTGTGTTGATGTTTTCACACATATTGATTGCTTCACTGAATTCTCTGTGATTAATCAAGATACCCGATTCAAATTGGGTCTTGTTAAAGGAAGGTAACTCTCCCGAAACAGGTTCAATAGAAGAAGCAAAGGGTAGTTTCATGCCCATAATAGTATTAATGGAACCGAAATTAGGATGCTCGTTTATCAAAGAAAGAGTCAAAGAAGTATCTTCTGTTTGTATCTGTATTGTGTCGTTCAAATACATGATAACATCTCCATTCATCTTTTTTAAGAAAGGAGACATTTCTTTTGCATTTACACAGAACGGTTTTAGAGTTGGGTCTTCAACCGTACAATCTAAAGTTGAACAAGCAATAAAAGACATATCAGCATTCCAAACTTCTAGTCTTTCTTCTCTGTAAATCATAACTACATGTTTTCCTAGCATATCGGACTTAACACCTGTACCTGTACCATACTTGCCTCTTACCATTAAGTTAGAAAGAGTCTTTTCTAGTGTCTTTGCATCTACTGTAACTCTCATATCTTCATCTCCTTTACGCTATCAATTCCTACCCAATTTACTGAGCCGTCTCTAGCCACTGTTAGGAAGGTGTAATTCTTACCTACTAGGGAAGGGTAGTATTTACTACTTTTAACAGTAGCAACAAACTCTGTTCCTTTAGCAGTGACTCTTTGCTTAGTGCTAATAATAGAATACAATCGTGAATCTAATCTATTCCATATTGGTTGGGGTGGGTCATCTCTAAATGGTGGCTTAGTGTGTGTAATGTATATTTGATGACAATTAAGTTTCAATGATTCTTTCAAAACTTCTCTGTAAGGTTGGTTTCGCTGAAACCATTCTTGTTGTTTTGTAGCCTTCATTTTACGCATTCGGGAATTCTCCATCCCTGTCATGTAAAGAGTACAGTAATCTAACCAAGTATCTACTCCATCCCAAACGAATAGAATAGGTTCTTCCGATGAGGCTATTTCATTTTTTACTATAGCAATGAAAGAACGAATGTTTCCTTGAGTTTGGTAAGGTAGAAACTCACCATCTTCGTCATAGGCCGCAGGATTAAAAATTAGAATTCTATCTGTACTGTTATGATTAGCCTTCCAAGTAGGGACTGCTCCTTCATCACAATCTAAGTAGAATGTCTTCATACCTGTATCCATAGTTATGCCGGATTTTCCTGTCTTTGCATCACCTTCAATACCCAATAGTAAATGGGATTTATTGCTAGTGTTTGTCTTCTTTTGTTCGTTAATTAGCCTTTGAACCAAATCAACATCAATTGCGGTTTGGCTTTCTTTGCTTACTAAATTTTTATTTTGTATCATGTGTATTTCACCTCTTATTATCTTTCCAAGTTTCTAGTAACTTGGTAACTTCTTCTTCTTCGTTAAAAACTAGTCTAACTTCTTTACCTCCAATGTGCATTTTTACATGGAAGTTATTGTCATCCCAATTCTGTTTCATGGTGATAAAATCTACATCTCGTAAATCAACCATCCACTTTCCGTCTTCATAGACAAAGTTTGTACCTTGATATTCAATCATCAGTATTCCTCTCCTGTCCAACGGCAGTAACTAGACATGAACTCTTCAAAGAATTTCATAGTAGTTTTCTGTACGATTGTCCCTCCACTTGAGTAGAGTTTCACGGTGACATAATTATCCGGTTCGTGGTTCCAACTAATGTGTTGGATATTTTCAAACCTAATAAATGCTAAATCTGTTTTTATTGCTTTTCTGTATAGTTTCATTTTAATTCCTCTAAGGATAGGGCTTTGCACCCATCCGAACATCAGTTTGTACCTTTAGTCTATGTTTACACTAAATTCCACTTAATCTGTTGGTATCATAAATTAGTGGGTTTGGAAATCAAAACCAATCTAGGTCTTCCTCCGTAGCCTGTTCAATCTCTACTACTTGACCTCGGCGTTCTTTTACAAGAAGCCCTGTAAGGTTGATAGTAACAGGTTGTAGTCCTTCATCTGTTTCCCTTTGTGAAGTTCTACCAACAACAGTAACGGCGGAGCCAATACCAAAGTCAATGTCCACATTTTCGGGAACCCAACAAGTTACCATACCGTCATTCTCGTAATCAAAGTCTGCGGCTAGGTCAGTAATGTTAATGATTCTATTACCGTTACCTGTAGGTGTCATGTTGATATTACAAACAGTACCGTTAGTAATAACAAAGCGTTTTGGTGATGGTAAATCACGCAACTCATCATGCTTGTCTTGTAGGTTTCCTAGATACACGACATTGTTAGATGCAACATTAGCAATCATGTTAGTCATGTTTAAGGAAGAAGTGTCACGGTAAAGGTCACTGTTAGGGTCTTGTTCTTCGTTAATTCTCAAACTACCAATGGTCTTATCGGTGAATCCATAGATAAATCCATCTCTATTAGAATCCTTAATGACAACCATATTCAACCATGAGAATGTCTTAGGAGTAAATTCAATTCCTCCCTTGTTCTTATAGGAGAAGTTGTAAAGATTGTACTCTTCGTCATCTCCTACCTTACCAATAAAGACACCACTTCTACGCATTACTGAGTTTAGTGGCTTACCATAGTTTTTGTTTTCGCCACCGTTTTGATAGCGAGCATTGTTGTCCAAAGGAATGATGATAGAACCATCTTCTAATTCCTGTACGCAGTCGGGTAGATTCTTAACCTTTCTCTCTTGGATTGCATCATTGTGGAAACGGGAGACTGAATAAAATCCATTCTCTGCTTCTTCAACAATAGCAACGAATCCCTTTTGATGAGCGTTGTATGGGTCATTCTTCCATTCTTCTACGGCTCGTCGTCGGTTGTATTCGTTTAAGTCTCTTGGTTCTTCAAGAGCCAAAAAGAATCCAAAGGCTTGCTTTGCAAGTCCCCCTCCCCCTCCGGTGGTTGTTGTTGTGTTCTGTGACTTTTGGCTTCTAATTTGTTGTGCGGCGTAACTACGCCATAGTGCGATAGCAATTGGGCTATCAGCACCCACACCATTTTCGGCACAAATTTCGTCAAATTTCAATTGAGCATCCTCTAGTGGAATACTCAACTTCTCTGCGGCTTTTACAATTTCGTTTTGCATTTGTTTTTCCCTCCTATATTAGTTGGCCTACCATCCATGAAGCAAGCAATTTCGGGGTCATGGTGGTAGAACGCCACTCCCCTTCTCCAATTACTCGCAGGAATTTCAATTTCATTTTAGCCTCCATATCACACTTGATTGTGTAATCGTGGAGTCCAATACAGATTTCCTTTACGGAACGACCTGCGTAAATAGACTGATGAATTTTTTCAAGTGAACCATTAGCATTTCTATTTACAATTTCATTTATTATTTCTTCGTACTCTTCTAGACCTTTTTCAATTTGTCTCGTTAGTGTTGTACCCGACACGATACCGGCCTGTAACTCGGTAAGTGTTCTATGCAAATCACCATGAAGAGAGTATATGAAGGTTCCCAAATCCTCATCCGTTAAGTGAGTATGTGCTTCCTTCTTCAAAATCATTTTCGTGATTCTCAATACCAAATCATATGGTAAAGGCTTGAATCGGTAGTTTGCACATCTACTTTGAAGTGCGTGAATGATTTTGTTTTTATCATTGCAAGTAATAATAAATCTAACATTGTTAGAGTATCTTTCCATGATTCTCTTCAATGCGTTTTGAGCATCATTGGTCATCCCATCCATCTCATCTAACAAGATGATGCGAAAGGGAACAGTACCAATAGTACCGCTTTGTGCGATTTCTTTAATCCTTGTTCTAACTGTTTCTAGTCTTCTGTCATCGGAGGCATTTATTTCAAAGAAGTTTTCTTTGACATGAATACCTAGAATAGCATTAGCAAGAACAAAGGCTACACTAGTTTTACCTGTACCCGATGAACCATAAAGTAGAACATTGGGCATTACTTGTTCTTTAGCCCAAGACTCTGCATCCATTACAAAGTGTTCTTGTCCTACAATTTCACTTAGTTTAGTTGGTCTGTATTTCTCTGTCCATAACATTATATCCTCTCCAATTTATATTTTATATCTACTATCTTACCTTCAACTTCTCTAATTGCTCTAGGTAATTCAATTTCAATATGATGGGGTTTGCAAATATCTACCCAATTTAAATTGTCATAAATCATTTCTATGTCTATCAATTGTTCTAGTAGTTCGTTGTAGTCTCTTAGATTGTTTTCTATTTCTTTTACTCTTTCTACTGCGCTCATTTTTATTCCTCCTTAAAGAAATACCTAAGAGCCGAAGGTAATTGCTCAATTATCTTCGCTCGTATTTCATCGTCCATTCTAGATTGGTATTCTCTAGACATTTTGTTAATTTGATTGTAGGATTGCACACTGTCAATTTTTGAATTGAGTTTGTTGGTCATGTGCATTAACCTATTATTGATAATTTTAATCTCTCTTTCTATATCTTCTATTTTAATTTCTATTTCTGTCTTCATTTTTATTCCTCCATTATCACTCCGTCTTTAACATTAACATTTTTTATTAAAATGTTCGGTTGTTGTTGTTCTCTAAAAACAGGAACTTCTTTTATCACTTCTATTTCTCTAAGAACTTCAACTTCTTTTATCACTTCAACTTCTTTTACAGTAGTCCTCATCTGCACATACCAAAGTTGAGGATAATAAAATATATGATACATTAAAGGAAAACCTGTTAAATGGATTAACAACAATAACATAAACCAATCAACATTTCCATCAGTAATCACATACACATATGCTATTAAAGTACACAGATTTAGTGCGAAAAATCCTGCTAAAGACCTCATTCTTATTCTATCATAATGAATTAATTTTATTCCGCCTTTACTTGGTATTCGTATTTCCTCGTAATCAATCATTTTTATTTCTTCTTTAATTCCCATTGGGATATTTTGTTTGGTAGATAGGAATTTCTACTAAACTCTTTTTGTCGCATAATCTGTCCTATTCTATTAGAACAAATCCTACTGTTCTTCAACTTAATATTGTTAAGTAGTCT